CTGTTTGAATTATTGGAACGATATGGTATAAGCACTCACTACATTGATTGTCCATCTGAGGATACTATGAGATGTAAGAGAGCATCTATTATTCCAATAGAAGTTGTGGTAAGAAATGTTGCTGCTGGTTCTATAGTCAGAGAGACAACTATTAAAGAAGGTACCAAGTTTGATTGGCCATTAGTTGAATACTATTTGAAAGATGATGAAAAGGATGACCCATTACTTACAGAAAGTCGTATATGGGCTATGGGTAAATTCCCTTTAAGGGATATGGAACAGACTGCTAGAGAAGTTAATGGCATCTTATCAGGACTGTTTCGTGATATAGGTCTTACACTTGTTGATTTTAAATTGGAATTCGGTTATGATCTTAGACAAAATTTACTCCTTGCTGATGAACTATCACCTGACTCGATGCGATTATGGAGAGAAGGTAAAAGTTTTGATAAAGACTTGTTTAGAAAAGAAGAAGGTGATATAGTAGAAGCATATACTTCTATTCTATCCGACCTTCAATTGAGGAATTCTGAGTGAATATTTTTGTTACTGATCCTGACCCTGTTGTATCAGCACAATGTTTGCCTGACAGACATATAGTTAAGATGCCTTTAGAGACTTGTCAAATGCTCTCTATTGTTGCGTCTGCTAGTTGGGGTCATGGGTATGGTCATTTACCTAAGAAAAAAACTGGTACATGGTATGCTACTGCTAAGGGTGCCTTTCGCAATCATCCCTGTACTATCTGGGCACAGTCTAACTTTCGTTGGTTGATTAAGCATGGTCTTGCTCTATGTGAAGAGTATACACATAGATACAACAAGATACATTCATGTCAACTTACTCTAGAATATGCTGATATCATATTTCCTGATATAGAATGCCCTACTCCTTTTACACGTGCAATGCCAGATGAGTTTAAACATAACACAAGCATTGACACTTTTACTGCTTACCAAACTTACATTGCCAGCAAACCTTGGGTTGCATCTAATTATTTACGTGACCCATCCAGAAAACCAAATTGGGTATGATTAAACTATGAGTGATTTTTTATGGGTGGAGAAGTATAGACCTCAGAAAGTTGAGGACTGCATACTTCCCGAAGATGTGAAAACAACTTTTAAAAGTTTTATTGAGAAAGGAGAGATACCTAATCTATTACTTTCTGGTACTGCTGGTGTAGGTAAAACAACTATTGCAAAAGCATTGTGTAATGAATTAGGAGTAGATAGTTATGTCATTAATGGGTCTGATGAGGGTAGATTCTTGGACACGGTTCGCAATCAGGCAAAGACCTTTGCTTCTACTGTTTCTCTTACATCTAGCAGTCGTCACAAAGTTCTCATTATTGATGAGGCAGATAATACAACACCAGATGTCCAACTCCTCTTACGTGCGTCGATTGAGGAATTCCAGAAGAACTGCCGTTTCATATTCACGTGTAACTTTAAGAACAAAATAATAGAACCATTACATTCTCGTACTACAGTAATTGATTTTAATGTTCGTGGAAAAACAAAACAACAACTTGCAGCAGAATTCTTTACTAGATGTAGAGAGATCCTTACAGCAGAAAAAATCGAGTATAACTCATCAGTTCTTGTTGAGGTTATACAGAAGTATTTCCCAGATTTCAGAAGAACCATTAATGAACTACAACGCTATAGCTCCACGGGATCAATCAATACGGGGATCCTGGCAACGCTAGGAGATGCTAATATTGATACCTTAGTAACATTTCTTAAAGAGAAAAAGTTTAATGATGTTAAAAAATGGGTTACTCAAAATATAGATAGTGATGCAACTTCTGTAATGCGTAAGTTGTATGATAGTCTAGCAAGTTCTATGACTAGTCCTAGTGTTGCTGCAGCAGTTCTTATTATTGCTGAGTATCAATATAAGGCTGCTTTTGTTGTAGACCAAGAAATTAATTTACTTGCTTGCCTAACACAATTGATGTTAGAATGTGAATTCAAATGAGAAGAGACACTACCAAGAAGAAGTGGTATCCCCAAGTTAAATATGGTGGACAATATGAAGTAGTAACAGAAATAGATATAACGAAAAAGAAAAGATGTAAACAGTGTGGAGAAATAAAAACTTTAGATCTTTTTAAAGAAGAAAGAAAAAGATGTACTGATGGAACTTCTAATACATGTAAGAAGTGTTATAGTAGAAATCAAACTATAACACATAGGATTAGAGAAAATGCAAAAAAATCTGGTAAACCTCTTCCAGATTTTTGTCAGTGTTGTGGAAAATATCTTCCTGATTTTACTGATGTTCATGCAGATCATATTAGATCTACAGAGGAACATAGAGGATGGTTATGTGCTAATTGTAATAGAGCTATAGGAATGTTGGGTGATAATCTTGAAGGTGCTAAGAATGCTGTACGATATTTGGAAGGTAATCCAAGAACAGAACCAAGAACAGAACGTATTGAGAAAATTGATCCACCTGGTCCACTTGAAAAAATCTTAGAGATGTAGTATAATGTTGATAGATTAATTATATTATGACTAACAGTTATCCAGAACCACCTATTGCACCAGCACCAACGTGGCCAAAATATAAAATGCAAAAACAAAGAGCACAAGTCAAGTCAAGATTTTATTATCTTTTCTGGGGTGCAGCAACTGTATCTGTTTTAGCAGGACAACTTTATGTTGGATCTGGTTATCGTCAGATGGCAAGATCTTTTAATCGTATCATGGATGCCATAGTTGTTGAAGTAGAAAGGGGGCTAGGATCAGGACCGAGGTTCTATTAATGAGATTAACTCAAGAAGTCATTGATAAGATTGCAGTCCTCATGCAACACACTAAGATGAATGGTGATGTGAATTGGAAGGATGGTGATGAGATTGATGTCTGTTTAGGTGGACATTTTGCTGGTGATAAGTTCATTAGTATTATAAACAGAACAAGAAGTAACACAACAAAAAGATAATGTGGTATGTTATAGGGTGGACAATAGTAACACTTTGGTTACTATCTAAGTTAGGTGTATTTAAGAAGTGAAAACCTTAGAGGATTATTTCTTTATTGGATTGATATTATTGGAAGAGTTTGTTAAGAGAACTCTAATTGGTGTATATTACACATGGCAAAAATTTGATTACTGGAACTTTAATCGCAAATTACCTAAATGAAATCATTGAAAACTCCACTTCGTTATCCAGGTGGTAAGTCTCGTGCTATTACAAAGATGGCACAGTTCTTA